GTCTGCTCCAGCCTCTCCATGTTTTTGACCAGCGCGTTAAAGATGACCTCGCCAGTGATGCGCCCCTCTTTGGCCATCTCCCTGAGCTGCGTGACATTGACGCCAAGCTCTTCGGCCAGCAGGCTGGCAATCGCGCTGCCGTAGTTCATTACGTTCTGCAATTCCTGCCCGCGCAGCGATCCTTCCGCCATGGCGCGGTTCAGCGAGTCCTGCACCATCTGTGCTTGCTGACCCTTGGCACCCGAGATGACCAGGGCATTGTTCAGTGCGGAGGTGTAGTCGAGTTGCTGCTTTGTGGACTTACCCAGCGCGCTGAGGGTAAAGGCGTTCTGCGCGAACCCCCGCGCGGTCAGCTCAAGACTAGAGTACGTAGTCCGAGCGATATCCGCCAACCGCTCCATCACCGCAGCAGCATCGTCCTGCGCGCTGATATTGACGCGCACAAGGCTGGTCATGTCGGACCATGAGTCGGCGTATTGGGTAAGCGCTCGGACGCTAAAGGCGGCGGCGAGGCTAGCGGCTACGGGCTTGATGGCNGATGCCAGAACGCCCATTGACCGGGAGGCGCGGTCACTTTCGCGTGTTACTTCGGAGAGGGATTTGCTACTAGATTTGGAGGCCCGGTCGAGCTGCCCGGATGCAGTTTCAGCATTCTTTGCGCTGTCGGCGAGTCGACCGAGTGAGGACGAAGCGCGGTCTATGTTGTCTACGCCATCTACACGCAAACCAAGGGCGGCTACTTCCACTACGCTTTACCTCTCTCTTTCGACCGGGCCTCCATCGCCTCAAGATAGGCCGAGTCCATAGACGTAATTATACGCTTGAAGTCCGCAAAACGTCCGAACCCTTCGACCTCAAAATATCGCCTGATGGCTGTCCAGGGGATGGGCCCGCCAGCCTGCCGCTCGCTGCTCAGATCCCAGTAGGCCCGCCAGTAATACTGTTCAACGTCGCTAAGTTCCGGCGGTTCNAGACCTTTTGGGATCGGCTGCTTGTAATGCCGGTAAGCGGCGATCAACCTACCGGCATCAGGGTTCCTAACCGCCCACAGCAGCGCGGGAACTACTTTTTTGTGACTGCTTCGACGTACTTTTCGGCATTGCGGTCAAGCTCGCTCACCAGACTGGACACTATAGCCAGAAAGGTCTTGTCGCGGGAGTTCATAGCCCTACGCACCAGTTCGCGGCTGAAAGGAACCTCCTCGCCGTTGTTAGTCACGCCCTTCCAGTCTTTCAGGCATACTTCGGTCAAGCACTCCTGGGTGATCTGGTTGAGCTGCTCGCTGGTCAGTTCTTTTCCGCCGTTCTGCTCCCGCAGGCGGGCGGCGGCGTTCTTTAGGTAGTCTTGTGCTTCCTTGGACTGCATGCCTATGACGAAGAACTGGGTGTCCGGGTCGTCCTCGGAAACAGGCAGCCATCGACCGTTGTCAATGGGCTCGTAATCCTCTTCGGTACGTAAGAATTTGCTAATGTCCATCTGTTGTTCTCCGGTTCATGTGGTTCAGGTTGGGCATCGGGGCGGTGAACCACTCCGCCCCTAGCCCTATTATTCCCTCGCGGGAATTCGTTACACGGTGATAATCCTACCGTTCACAGCAATGGCGTAGGTGCGGGTGTACTGATCGTTACGCGCACCGCCGGAACGAGCACCGTCCAGCGCAAACCCTTGGAACAGGTCCGTCATACCAGCGGGTGGCGCAGTGGCGGTGATGTCGCCAGTAGTGGTGCCAGTAGTCTCGATAGCCTCGCCACCCGGCTCGGCTGCCAGCGTGAACGTGTCGTTAGTCAAAACGGACTCGACGTAGTACACCACACCAGCAGTCAGGCCGTCCGGCAGAGTTGCTCCGTCCCCCAGGGTAAACATGATGGGCTGGCCGACCTGGAAGCCGTGGTTAGGCCACGTTACAACGCCGGGGTTGGCAATGCTGATGGTGACCAGGGACTCAGGCGCACAGTTGGCGCCACGCTCCACACGGAAGGCATACGGACGGCAGTTGTCTTCAATGGCCTCGCGGAACTTCATCTGACCCGGATCCAGATGCAGCGGAATGAAAACGTTGGTCATCGTGCCGCCGTTGCGGGTGCCCTTGGCTTTCATCACCCAGTCAGAATTGATCAATTCGTACTCATTGACGGTCTGCTCGGCTCCCAACTCGCCGACGTTGAACAGCCCCTTAATCTCAATCCAGTTGATACCCTGGAAATCCTCGGGGGTTACTTCTAGCTTGGCTGGCACCGGATTTTCGGAGATGAAAATCTTGGTGTTCGCCATAGTATAGATCATTTCGTTCATTTGGTATTACTCCTGCGCAGTTTTGGTCGGACCGGTCCTCTTTCCGGCAGCGCCGGACTTACGTTTTGCTACTGCCTTCTTGCGGTCGGCAGTAGCAGTTTTCTTCTTGATGCCTACCAGTTCGGCGGCACCCTTNACAACATGTACAGCCGCCTCGCCAANAGCAGAGCGCAGAAGCGCTTCTCGGGCAAGTCTGCGGCGTTCTTCGCACTCTTTGCAGCTCATGCAACTGTCCTCCACGGAACCGAAACCGGGACGGTCCAATAACCGTTGTCCTCGTACCCCGGCTGCACATGCGGCTGCGCAGTTACCTTCACACACACATTATTATACCTCATCTCGGTTCCGTCTGCAAAATGTTCAGCGATCGTCCCCGCGATTTGGTTATATACCGGCAGGGTGTAACCGCTCATCATCGGATGTACGAGGGTAAGAATTAGAGTTCCGGTGCGGATGTGCGGCTTGCCGGTGGCGATCTGGACTGGTACAGGGTCAACGGTGACGGTGCCGATGCGGATATAAGGTTGCAACTGACCGTTGGCGTGCGGGACCGTGAACGTCTCTGCTGGCCACGCTTTTGCGAAGTCGAGCGGTAGCGTGTCAATGCGCGACTTCAGAGCGAGCCATATCTTCGCTTCAACGGTTGGCATTCTTCACTTCCTCTACGGCCTTGCGGACTATTTGGGGCCACATGGCGATGGCACGTTCGACGAAGTGCGCACCCTGCTGATTATACACCCGGCCCAGCGCGTCCGCGCCGACAAAGCCGAAGTTGACCCTTCTGGCATATTTCGCCTGGAACCCGAGCCATACGGTGTCGTTCATCCGCAGTGTGGCGATAACCGACGGTACGTTCGATCCTGCGAACGGCCCTTCGGCGGTCTTCGGCATGCTGGTTGTGGAGGCCAGCAGGGACCGGTAGAGGTTGCCGGTATCTACGGGAACGTTACCGCCCTCGGCGCGGGTGCGGGTCATTTCCATGGCCAGCTTTTCAACTGCTTTTTTGTGGACGGCTGACAGGCGCTTTTCGGTAGCACTTGCCCAAGCTCCGACTGCCGCGCTAAACCTGGCCATCAGTCCACCTCATAGTTGACCCGGTACTCCACATTGCAGCGGCAGTTAATGTTGTGTCTCGCACCGCCAGCCGGGTCATGCGGGAAAAGCATGGCGGTTCCGTCCGGAAACACAAACGGAGTGTCAATGCCCACAACCTCTGTGCCTGCCATCGCTAAATGATCAGGTCGATGATACGCAGTAGCACCTGCACCATGTCGCCACACCTTGACCACCTGGTCGGGCCGGATGCCTTGCTGCTCCATAGTCTGTCGGAAAGCCTCGTCACGGGCATTCAGCACGGCGGCTGCCGTCTCGGTACGGGCCACGGTGTCGGCACGGTCCTTAAGCAAGGCATTTTTGTACTGGCGTTCACTAATGAGCCGCTCCGCCTGCGGCACGGCCTCGCCTTTGCGGTAGGCTCTCAAGATGCGATTAGCGGTCGCTTTGTTGACTTTGTAGCGCAGTGACAGCGCCCCCGACCGGTGCTCGATAACGAGGCTCTTAACCCCTTCGGCGGTTTTCATCCCCTCAGTTACAATTCTCAGCCGCTCAGCCCGCGGGGCGTCTAGCCCAAGAACTCCACCCTGACGTCGGCCATCCACAACGCGCCCGACAAGATCAGTGGCGATGTCGCGTGGCCCTTTGCCAAGACGATAGCCTGCTGCGATCGTCTGTCGGGCGACTTCAATCTGCTCTTCAACAAATCCGGTAATCGAGCCGCCCACGTGCTCGCGAATCCACTGTTCGGCCCTGGGGTTAAGCATGTTGAACCTGGTGCCGATGGCGCCGATTCCGATCATCCGGATCTGTGCCGCATGCGCCGAGCCTGACGCAGCATAGGCAGCACTTACGGCTTCGCTGTACTGCTGCCAGGCTGCCGGACTGATGTTAAGTGCTGCAATGGCCCCTTCGATGTTCCCCGCTTCAAGATTAGCT